CAGTCCATGCAGACCATCAGCTAACGCGCCCTGACGGTTGATGTGAAATCGAAAATGAAAAAAGCCGTTTACAACTGCGCTCTGGTGACAAGTCTTGCCTAAATTCTTTCTACGGAAACTTAGGCAAAACAGAGCGCATGTATAAACGGCTTCAATTTCGTTGCTTGTCACGACAACGTTGAAAATTATAAAGCCGTTTTTCATGGTTGGTGCAAATTGTTGAAAATTTTTAGAAAGGCACGTCTTCTAATTTATTTTCTATTGCTAGCAAAGTCTGGAGACGCTGTTTGATCTCGTCTATTTTGCGTTTGTATTCATCGTTCAAGCGGTCAACTTCTCTGTTAAGAGTTTCTACTTGTCGGGCTACGCTATTGAAACCCTCGGGCAGCAAGTAGTCAAACTTAGCGTATTCGATAGGCGTATAGGTATGCCACTTGTCAGACATATCAGACATATCTGTTGGAAAAAGCGTATAACGCATGGCGTTGGTGCTATGCGTCCGCACCTCATGAACAATGCCTTCGATAGAAATCAATCGTTGGTCATGGTCAATTTGAGCAGNCGCTACTGCGTCATCGTGGGATTGTTGCAAGTTCATTTTTAAGCTCCTAAGTTGATGAAATAGACGATGGCTGCGCCAAAAGCCACCAAAACAAAAATACCGGCGCACATCAGGTCATAAAAAAACGTCTTCATTGCTTGCTCCTAAGGGGGACTAAGCCCCCTGTTGTTATTGAAAATTAGAACAATGACTTTTCTTCGTAGCAGTAATTCAACTGCTCTTTGCTAGCCATTTCAAGCAGGGTGTAGTCAACCCATTGTTTGCATTTGTGCATACCCTCTAACCAAGAGATCAAAATTTCAAAACTGTCGGCTGGGATTGCTTCAACGGTGCGGATAGTGGCATCAATACAAGAGTTGCAAACAACTTTGTCGCCAACTTTCAATTTTAAAAATTCACGTTTGTTCATGTCTTACTCCTAAACCGCCATTTGCGAAATTGCTTGGCGTAAATAAATTATAGTCTAGAAACACATCAAACAATATCAAAAATGACGAAAACTCATAAAATACACGAATATATTTCTATGAGTTTTTGAGGTTGTATAGTATTAAACTATGCTGAAAGAGCTAGTTCGAGAGCTCTGGTTTTCAACTTGTCGCCGGTTCCGAACCATGCTTCGTTCAATCGTGCATCGGCGCTACGTTTAAAAGAATGGTGGTCAATAAATTCAGTCACCGCATTGACCATGCCCCAGTAAGTGCCCCGAGAGCCGTTAAGTTGTGAACCCATGCCAGCGCCATGAAAAAGATCAAGGACGCTTTTGTAAGCACGGCTGTCTTCAATCTTAAAGTTGGCATCGGTCTTGAGGCGGTATGATGTAGGCTCAAACAAAGCCTTGAGATATTGGTCAGGTTTAGTGCCGTAACATTCTTTGGTGGCAAGGTATCGGGCATCACCAATAAAGCGTTCCCATTGGCTAACTTGCACGCCCAACTCGTCTTTGACTTTAGTTGCGTCAAACTTAGTGTTATGACGAACAAAAATTGAATTTGCCATTTCACGTTCAGCGATTGCCAAAGTATTGGCGCAAACCACACGAATAGACGTAAATCGTGCGGATGTTGCCATGCCTCTATCGCAGCTGGTGGCAAGCAGCAGAAAGCCGCCAATTCCATCATCTGGCGTAATTTCCGCAGCTTTGTTCGTTTCAGCCAATGCCCAGATGCGGCGACCGCCTTTGAGAGTGCCAGCGGTATGCAACTTATAGCCTTGGGTATCAACTAAATCCCGAAAAAACTCAAGCACTTGCGCTGGTTGCACTTCGTGGTAGCGTTCGCTGACAATGCTTAATGGTTCACCATTATCGCTACGAAATAAAACTTCTTGTCCAGTAAAAGTAGATACTGCGGATTCATTGGGTTGTTTATACAAAACAGATGACCGCTGAATAGACCAATCAAGACCAGCGGCTTTGCGCCAATCGTCAATGCCAGCGTTGGGGTCAAGTTGCTGACCAAGGCCGTGCCAAGGGGTTTCGCCAACATAAGCCATTTCAGCTTTGCCGTCTAAACGGATAGTAAGTTCGTGTGCCATTTTTCTGCTCCTAAGTAAAAGATCGTAAAAACACGATCCGCAAACCCTCTGTCACAGGGCTTGCAGTCTTGTTTTAGTATGTAAAGAAACCTTGAATTGCGCCAACGTAACCGCCTGTGGCTGTCTTGCGTTTAAACAACTCGGTGTAATCCATTGCTCCAACCCAGCGGTTCCATGCTGGGTTAAAAAACACGATGTAGTTGGCTGGCTTGCCTTCAAGGTCAAAGTATTTGCCAGCGGCTTCAGAAGCTTTGATTAGAGCTTTTTCGGCAGCTTCTTGGCTGGCGTAATTTTTGCAAGGCTGTTTGTTGGTCGAACGATATTCTTCGATGCGGGTAATCAAGCTAGTGACGATGTTCATGATGTTTTCCTTAATAGCCCGTCTGCGATATTGCTTGGGCGTAAGTAAATTATAGTATCGAAAACAACGAAAGAACACGAAACAACAAAAGAATCAAAAAAATTTAAAGATTTCTGAAAAAAATTGCAAATTTCGGGTAGGATGATCAAAAGTTTTATTTCAAACCGCAGAAATGACCATGAAAAACCTCGAAATTGACTACATTGCGATTGAAGATTTGATTCCCTACGCCCGAAACGCTCGGACGCACAACGATGAGCAGGTAGCGCAGATTGCGGGGTCTATTAAAGAATTTGGTTTTACTAACCCTGTTTTGCTGAACCCAGATAAAACAATCATTGCTGGTCATGGTCGGGTAATGGCCGCTCGTAAGCTGGGCTTGGAAAAAGTGCCCACGATTACGTTGCATGATTTAACAGACGCCCAACGCAGGGCATACGTTCTAGCTGACAACAAACTTGCATTGAATGCTGGTTGGGACGAAGAAATGCTTAAGAATGAACTTCAAGACTTGGAACTTCATTTGCAGCACTTGGCAGGTTTCAATGAAATGGAACTCAATCTTTTGTTTAATGGTTGGGATTCTGACATTGAAAAAATGGAAGCCATTGAGCCAAAAGACAGCGTAGCCCAAGAGCGCATCACCATAACTTGCAATCCAGAATTAAAACAAGAGCTTTGGGAAGCCATTACCAACTTGGTAGATTCATTAGGATTNGATGATGTTGAAGTCTCCTAAACTCAACATACTNATTGCTTTTCCTTATTTNAGTCAGGCTAACTATGCCAACCTGATGGCTAGAGACCCATCATCTTTTCGTTTNATTGTTGATTCCGGCGCATTTACNGCTTGGAATACTGGTAAAAAAATTNTGATGGAGGACTATTGCAAGTTCCTCAAGACCGTTCCGAGCCATTGGGATTACAAAGCTGTTCAATTTGATGTTTACGGCGACCCAGAAAAAACTTACACCAACTATTACAAGATGTTAGATATGGGGTTCACCGATGTGATGCCGGTGTTCACCAGAGGTGATACTGTCGAGCGTTTAGATGAGTTCTATACGCATACAAATTACATCATGTTTGGCGGTATCGCCATTGGCGGGTCAAACCGAAACTACGTTAAGTGGTTCAATCAAGTAAACAAAGGCAGGGACACCCATTGGCTAGGGTTCGTTAACATGCCTTTTATTAAGCACTACAAACCATACTCCGTAGATAGTAGTAGTCTGTTTTCAGCGGCTAGGTTTGGCAATTTGCAGTATTACGTTGGACAGGGTAACTTAAAGTCAGTCCATCGAACGGATTTCGTCAAAAAGCCCGATAGGGTGGTCATTGATAGCCTAGTCAAGACAGGTTTTACTCATCAAGAAATTGCGCTGTTAGCTAACCAAGACGCTTGGGAAGGCTCATCAGCGCCTTATGACGGTGTAAACATTAGAGGTTTGGCGTCTTTTATGACCATTACCAGCCATGTAAAGAGGGCGGTGGAAATAGAACGCAACATAGGCACAAAAGTCTATCTAGCTGTTGGCAACAAAGAGCAGATTAACTGTGTATTTCAATCGTTAGAGCTTCTTAAATCCAAAAAACTTATCTGAAAGGTCAATATGAGCGACACTAAAACACTAACCCTTCTCGGGGCAAATACCACCGATTACGGGGCTAGCTACAACCCCGCTATCTTGGAAAGTTTCGAGAACCAATTTCCAGCAAACAATTACGTTGTTGAGCTGGAGTGCCCAGAATTTACGCACATTTGCCCAAAAACTGGGCAACCTGACTTCGCAAACATCACCATTCGTTATTCGCCCGATCAAAAATTGGTCGAATCTAAGTCTTTAAAACTCTATTTGTTCGGATTCCGTACTCATGGAAGCTTTCACGAAGATTGCGTAAACACTATTGCCAATGACTTGGTAGCTTTGATGAGCCCTAAATGGATTGAAGTGCGAGGCGACTTCATGCCTCGTGGCGGTATCAGTATCAATCCTTCGGTGCGTATCGAAAAATGATAGTCATAACAGCCAACCCTAACTCGATTGAGTTTGAAGATCAACTAAATCAGCTTCTTAAGCTGACGAAACTGATGCTTAATGAAATCGGCTACGTGGTGGCTGTTTTTTATCGTCAACAAGCAAAACAAGGAAAGTTGTTTTTGCTTGTGTCGGGCAAAGTCGTTGTGGGCTTTTGTAGCTTTAACGTCCGCAAGCGTGATGGTGTTGGGGTAATTTATGAGGTCGGAACTCACCCTGTCATAAGAGGCAAAGGTGGAGGCAAAATGCTTATAGAAGCCGTGCTGACTAAGTGCAACATCATTACGCTGAAATGCCCTGTTGATAACAAATCAAACAACTTCTATCAAAAAATAGGCAAACGAATTGGCGTAGAAGCTGGCAAAAAACGTCAGCTAAACGTCTGGGAAATCAATCATTCAACATTGAGAGGTCAAAATGAGTAAAGTAATGGTAGTTCTTTCTGGTGGGCAAGACAGTACGACTTGCTTGTTTTGGGCAATCAATAACTTTAATGAAGTCCATGCAATCAGTTTTGACTATGGCCAAAAACATAGCGTAGAGCTAAAAAGCGCCAAAAGAGTAGCAAAACTAGCCAAAGTCGATTCCCACCAAATCGTAAATGTAAAAGGGTTACTGAAAAGCCGTAGCCCCTTGGTAGACCCTAACGCCACGTTAGAGACCTACAAAAACTACAAAGAGATGGACAAAATTATTGGCGACCGTATTGAACTTACATTCGTTCCCATGCGTAACGCATTGTTTTTAAACATTGCAGCCAATTACGCTCTTGCCTTAGACACATACGACTTGGTAACTGGCGTTTGCCAAATGGATAACGCAAACTATCCAGATTGCCGAGACGAATTTATTAAAACGCAAGAAAAAACAATTAACCTTGCGCTTGGCATCGAAAACTTTAAAATCCACACCCCGCTGATGGACTTATCAAAGTCTGAAACCGTGGAGTTGGCACAAGAATTGCCCGGGTGTATGAGGGCTATGGCTTATTCGCATACTTGCTACGCAGGTGAAGTGCCCCCATGTGGTAAATGCCATTCCTGTGTGCTGAGAGCGCACGGTTTCAAACAAGCGGGTGTTAAAGACCCATTGGTCGAAAGGTTCAAAGAATGAAAACTTCCGAAATTATCCGCCAACGCTTAAAAAGCCGTGGCATTCCATTCCACGCCAACGACAACATTGGTGATTGGATTATGGATGGTGAGCTGATGGCGCTGCAAAAAGAGGTTGAAGCTGACCTAGAGCGAATGCTTCAATCTTTGGTCATTGATACTGAAAACGACCACAACACGCAGGAAACAGCGAAGCGTGTGGCAAAGATGTATCTGAAAGAGGTTTTCAAAGGCCGTTACGAACGTATGCCTACGATAACCGATTTCCCCAATGCCAAAAATTTAGACCAGATTTACACCATTGGTCCAATTACTGTTCGTAGTGCTTGTAGCCACCATTTAGTCCCAATTATGGGTAAAGCTTGGATTGGTGTCTTGCCTAGCGATAGGGTCATTGGCATAAGTAAGTTCGTTCGTTTAGTTGAATGGATTATGGCTCGTCCACAAATTCAAGAGGAAAGCACCGTGCAAGTTGCTGACCTTGTTGAAAGCCTTATCGAACCCCGCGGTCTGGCGGTCATTGTTGAAGCCCAACATGAATGTATGACTTGGCGTGGTGTGCGAGAAACAGAAACCAAGATGACTACCAGCATCATGAGAGGCGTCTTTTTAAATGATGCGTCAGCTAAGAATGAATTTTTAAGACTGATTGGCAAATGACCTACTACTCAAGCAAAACATTTGGGCATGACGTAGGGCTAAGTTGCGCTTTTCGTCAATGGAGAGCGGATTCCCATTGTCATTTTGTGCATGGATACGCTATTTCAGTCCGCTTGGACTTTGAAGCTTCTGAGCTTGACCATCGTAATTGGGTCATAGACTTTGGTGGCCTCAAAGACTTTAAAGAGATATTGAAAAAAACGTTCGACCATAAAACTGTGGTGGCTAAAGATGACCCTTTCCTTCATTGGTTTTTGCATGGTCGTACACTGGGCGTTATCGACTTAGTAGTTGTAGAGCGGGTTGGATGCGAAGCGTTTGCCGAATTGGTATACGAAATGGCTAAACAATGGCTAGAAGACCAAGGACACGCCGATAGGGTCAAAGTGGTAAACGTGACCATTGCAGAGCATGGAGCCAACAGCGCTTCTTATGGAGTATAAAAATGTATAAAGTAAACGAAATTTTCGCCACCATTCAAGGGGAAGCCAAATTTACCGGCACTCCCTCAGTCTTTGTCCGTATGCAGTTTTGTGATGTTGGTTGCTCATGGTGCGACACTAAACACACATGGGACTTAGAAGGTAACGAAATTTTGGTTACTGACATGCTTGATAAAGAAATTGATTCAAGCGATTACACAGAGTTATCAGCCAAAGACCTCACAGAGCTTCTATGCGCCTACAAGATTGACCACATTGTCATTACCGGCGGCGAACCATGCGCCTATGACCTCAATCCACTTACAGATGCCCTAATCGCAGCAGGTAAGTCTGTCCAAATAGAAACCAGCGGCACATATCCAATCATGTGTCATGAAGACGTATGGGTGACGGTAAGCCCAAAGATAGGAATGAACCGCAAAGTCTTGCCAAGCAGCTTGCATAGAGCCAATGAGATCAAACACCCAGTAGGTAAACAAAAAGACATTCAAAACTTGCGTGATTTAGAGCTAAAAGACAAAGTAATCTGGCTCCAACCCCTATCCGCAAGCAAAAAAGCCACCAATCTGTGTATAGAAACAGCCATCGAAAATAACTGGAATGTTTCGATACAGACCCACAAATTCGTTGGAATCCGGTAATTTTTACCGCCTTTTAACGAGAGAATAAGAAAATGGCTGGACGACCACCCTATGTGCCCGATGAAAAGACTCGCTTCAGAGTAGGAATAGAAGCGGCCTGTGGATTACCGCATGAGCAAATTGCAGAGCGGGTAATCAACCCTCAGACCAAAGCGCCCATAACGGCTAAGACCCTCCGCAAAGCCTTTGCCCAAGAGTTAGCGCAAGGAACAGCAACCGCAAACGCTATGGTGGCTCAAAACTTATTTAAGTTTGCTACCGGCAAAGGACCCCAAGCCGTCAATGCGGCTAAGTTTTGGCTTCAAACCAAGGGCGGCTGGAAAATAGCCAAAGACGAGATAGAAAATGGCGAACTGGTTGTGCGTGTGCATAACATGCTCGAATAATGGCAGACATTCTTATACCGAAGTTGCACTCTGGGCAGCAAGAAATATGGGATAACCGCTCGCAGTTCAACATCGTGTGCTGTGGGCGGCGGTTCGGTAAGACCAAACTAATGGTGGCAATCAGCGCCAGCGCCAGCACTAAAGGGTTAAAAACAGGACTTTTTACGCCCGAACACAAACAGTTGGCTGAACCTTACTCAGAACTGGAAGAAATTCTCAATCCAATCATTAAGCGTAGTAGCAAGACCGCAGGGGAAATACGTTTAAAGACCAGAGGTCTATTAGACTTTTGGGCGGTAAACGATAACGAACTTGCTGGTCGTGGTCGTGAATATCACGTTGGAAGCATGGATGAAGCGGCTTTCGGCAAAGATAAACAGCTTTTAGAAATCTGGCGGCGATCAATTAAGCCCACATTGCTGACCACCAGAGGGTCTTTTTGGCTATTTAGCACACCTAACGGCATTAACCAAGACAATTTTTTCTACCAAGCGTGGCATGACCCAGAACTTGGATTCAAGCAGTTTCATGCCCCAACAGCTAACAACCCATACGTCCCGCTAGATGAATTAGAAAAAGAACGGCTTACCGCTCACCCGCTTGTTTGGAAGCAAGAATTTTTAGCTGAGTTCGTTAGTTGGGATTCCGCTACGTTTTTTAAACTGGATTATTTCCTTGACAATGGATTGCCTGTTGGCTACCCAACAAAATGCGATGCGGTGTTTGCGGTATTGGATTGCGCCGCTAAATCAGGAACAAACAATGATGCAACAGGCGTTGTTTACTTTGCTGTAAGCCTTTTNCATGGTTTTGCACTNACCATTCTCGATTACGAAATGCACAGTATCGATGCGGCAATGCTTGAATTCTTAGCCCCTGTGGTCTTAGAAAAGTGCGAATCTTTAGCCAAAGAGTGCAACGCCCGNAATGGAAGTATGGGTGCGATGGTAGAAGATGCTGCTGGCGGCATTGTTTTACTCCAGCAAGCTCGGGCAAAGGGATGGGATATGAGAGCTATNCCATCCGCTCTTATGGCTAAAGGCAAGGATGAAAGAGCGATGATTGCAGGTGGTCCCGCTTACCAAGGNCTGTGCAAATTAAGCAGACACGCATTTGACAAGACAGTAGAATGGAAAGGTCGCACCCAAAACCACTTGATTCATCAACTAACCACGTTCAGAATCGGGGATAAGGAAGCGTACCGCAGGGCTGACGATTTGTTAGATTGCGTAACTTATGGAATCGCCTTAACCCTTTCCGATCAACGTGCTTTATAAGACAATCACGCCATGAGCTACATATCAATCAACGCCACAGGTCTTACCAACCCTTTGCAAGAAATTTTGATGGCTGATAATGTCCAAGCCGGTGACAGTATCAGCTACGAACTTTGCAAGCTGCTATGGGAATATCATCCTCTGGCAGGAAAAATCATCGAAAAGCCTGTCCGCTTGGCTCTTTCCAAAGAACGCACAATTACCATTGACAGCGCNATTGANGAAGAAGTCGTCAAAGCGTTTAAGTCAGAATGGAATAACTTAGGCGTTACCAACCACATTCGTGACGTAATGTTTTTGTCTCGGGTGTATGGGGCGGCAAGCATCGTTTACGGTGCACCTGACATTCCAACTGACCAGCCCATTGACCCTTGGGTGTTGGCAGAACTGCCTAACCTCTATTTCAATCAATTAGACCCGCTCAATTTGGCTGGTTCTATTGTTACCAATCAAAACCCTAATTCGCCTGACTTTCAAAAGCCTTTGCCGTTTCCAACTGCGGCAGGTCAGCCTTACCACCCAAGTAGGGCTTGCACCATTTTCTGCGGCACGCCAATTTATCTGAGCTTTCAAAGTTCATCATTTAGCTTTTCTGGTCGTAGCTTATTCCTCCGTGCCCTTTATCCGCTTAAGTCATTTATNCAAACAATGACTGTGGATGACTTGGTAAGNCTTAAAGCCGGGGTAGTCATTGCCAAAATTCAACAGCCCGGAAGCGTGTTGACAAATCTGATGAGCAAAGCAGCTGGTATCAAACGCCAACTGTTACAGGAAGCCCAAACAGGCAACGTCTTATCAATTCAGCCGGATGAAGAAATTTCATCAATTGATCTGAATAACACCGACAAAGCAATGACGGTAGCTCGGGATAACATCATTGCCAATATTGCTGCCGCAACAGACGTCCCTGCTTTGATGCTTAAAGACGAAGCATTTACCAAAGGGTTCGGCGAAGGCACAGAAGACACCAAGGCGGTGGTGCAATACATTGATGGTTTGCGTCAAGATATGGATCCGCTTTTCCGCTATTTCGACAAAATTGTCATGCACCGCGCATGGAATAAGTCGTTTTACGAAGGCATGGTTGCCAAGTATCCCGAAGCGTTTGAAGGCAAAAATTACAATGCTTTCTTTTACGAACTGACAGAGAGTTTCCAAGCCGATTGGCCTAGCTTAATGGAAGAACCAGCCAGCGAGCGGGTTAAAACAGACGAAGTTAAGCTAAGAGGCATTACTGAAATTCTCCGCACATTCTTGCCGGTCATTGACCCCGAAAACAGGGCTCGTATGCTCAAATGGGCAGAAGATAATTTGAACCAAATGCCAGACACATTCCAAAGCGAATTGATGTTGGATATGGAAGCCATTGCAGAATTTGAGCCTCCAGTGCCCATGGCAGAGCCTAAAGAACCTCCATCTAGGAGTTAATTATGTTTTTTAAAAACATACACACAAATAGTTTTGTATTTGTAGTTGGTGATTTAACCAAAGATTACTTGAAAGACCGCAATTACCGTATTGCTAGTGATGCCGAGTTTAAAGAATCAGAACACCCTCGTGATGAAGATGGGAAATTTACCAGTGCCGGTGGGTCTAATACTGTAAGCGTAACACAAACATCAAAGAACTTTGGTGTTACTCAGTCCTACACACCGACCGAAAAGAGTTCCATTAAAGAGTATCAGAGCGGCTCTTACAACAGCGAAGTTGGCGGTTATTCGGCTATTCAAAGCTACTTAAAGACGGGTGAAGTTAACTCACAATTATGGAACGAAGAAAAAGGGAAGCAAATTGTTAAGGAAATAGAAAATGCTTTTAACAAATCTCGAACCACAGAAGATCAAACTGTTTACCGAGGAATGAGGCTTGAGAAAGGCAAAGGTCAAGAATTTTTGTCACTCAAACCCGGTGATGTTTTTGCCGAAAAAGGCATCACATCCACAACATCAAGCACAAAAATTAGAAGCAAATTCACACAAAAATTGAATCGCAGTGACACGCCGGTCGAAATTGAAATCAAAGTACCTAAAAATTCTAAGGCCATTGATGTTGGCAATTTAACAGGGGACAATCATGAAAAAGAAGTGGCATTGGGCCCCAACACTAAATTCAAAGTAATTTCAAACAAAAAACGTGGCGAAGTCGTAAAAATTGAACTTGAAGTTTTACATGACTAAACGGCGTTCATTCTTTGAAGTGTTAACCGAAGCGGTAAACTTCTTTGCCGAAAACGGCTATACCTCTCAAAAAGCGTTGGACTACTGGGTCAACAAAATACGCATTGCTGCTTTGTTAAGCCTTCGGACGCCTGAGCAAACTGAAAAAGATATTCGTAAAGCGTTTGGAGGTGTCTTTACCCGCTTGGTGACCAAAAAAGGCGTTCTATCTAAACAGCCAAGTGTTAGCGCCTATACGCTGGAAAAACTAAAGCCAAAACTTCGCATGGAGTTACAGCGGCGCATTCTTGCTAGCGTAAACCTTATCAAATTGAATCGGGAAGAAGCGGTCAGCACTACTTTGCGGCGTTTCCAAGGCTGGGCAACAGCACAACCCATTGGCGGAAGTAAAGTCGTAGATAAAGTTGCCGAAAAAGAAAATATCCGTAAATCTCTTGCCGCTATGGACTTCAACGAGCGAAGGGTAGCGATTGACCAAACGCATAAACTTACATCAGCCATTAACGATATTGTGGCGTTGGAAGGCGGGGCGATAGCTGCTAAATGGCGAAGCCGTTGGAGGCAACCACATTACGACTATCGTGAAGACCATAAAGAGCGGGATGAAAAGATTTACGCCATTAGGGGCAATTGGGCGCAAAAAAAAGGCTTAATGAAAGCTGGCGCTGATGGATACACGGATGACATTACTCAACCCGGAGAAGAAGTGTTTTGCCGATGCAATTACACCTACATTTTTAGCCTCAATCGTTTGCCGGAAGAAATGTTGACCGCTAAAGGCAGGGAATCACTTGCCCAGAGTATCAAATAACTCCTACAATTCGCACCATGCCATTTGAATCCGAAGCCCAACGCAAAGCCATGTACGCCGCCGCATCAGGCCACGGCAACATTGGTATCCCCGAAAAAGTGGCTAAAGAATTCATCCAGCACTCCAAAACCGATGAAGTGCCGGAAATTACAGATGACCCAATACACGCATTGGCGCATCCAGACCAAGGCAACGTAAAAAGCCAATTACAACTTTTATCGGCAGAAATCTCAAAGCTTGCTCGTTTAGTATCTAACGCTAAAGATGACGCCAAGCAAGACGAAAACCCATGCTGGAAAGGCTACAAACAAATAGGAATGAAAGAAAAAGACGGAAAGTCCGTCCCTAATTGCATTCCTGATGCTGAAGCCCCTTTGCCAGAAACGGAACGCTTCCCCATCGACCCTCAAGGCGGACCATTTACTCGGGCTGCTGGCATTATGTTTACCACGAATGATGGTGAAACGCTTTTCATTCGCCGAGGCAATGGTGGAGACTTTCCCGGCACTTGGTGCGTTCCCGGAGGTCATTTAGCTGAAGGTGAATCGGATGAAGAAGCCGCAAGACGAGAGTGCAAAGAGGAAACGGGTATCGACTTCCAAGGCGCTTTGGAGCGACTGCACGATGACGGGCAATTTGTCACTTTTCTTGCGAGAGGCGTGGAGAAATTCCCAGTCACCCTCAATTACGAGTCGACAGGATTCGATTGGGCAAAGCCCGAACAAGCCCCGCAGCCCCTGCACCCCGGACTTGAAGTAGCGTTTAAAGTTGCTGGCGCTGGAACNGAGCTTGATATTGCTCACCTGATGCGGGACAACATTCTTCCAAGCCCACAGCCTTACGGCAACATGCACCTGCTGAACATCCGCATAACAGGCACTGGCCTTGCTTATCGCAGCAAAATTGGTGAACACGTTTGGCGTGATGCAAGTTTGTATTTAAATCAAGAATTCGTTGACCGCTGTAATGGTTTGATGGTCATAATGGACCATCCCGATGGGGCTGTGCTTGATACGAAAGAATTTAAAGATCGAGCAATCGGTTCCATTATGTTGCCTTACATTAAGGGCGATGAAGTTTGGGGCATTGCAAAGATTTATGACGACAAAGCAATGGCCGAGATTTGCGAAGGCGACATCTCGACTAGCCCAGCGGTAGTATTTGACGAATTCAGTGGAAATACTACACTACGCACTGAGGCGGGAGAGCCATTGCTTATAGAAGGTACTCCATTTCTTTTAGACCACATTGCGATTGTCACAAAATCGCATGGTTCAAAGGGAGTGTGGGACAAAGGTGGCGAACCAGCCGGAGTTTTATTAACCAACCCTGAGGTGTCTGATATGACAGAGAAACTTGAGCCGAAGGCAGATGCCGCAGGCGATGCTTTGAGCACCATCTTGTCCGAACTGAAGAAAATTTCAGCTCGGGTAGATGCTATGGAAAATATGCCAGCTCCCCCGCTGGTGTCTGCCGCTGATAAAAAGCGTAAAGACGATGACGATTCCAAAATGGATGATGAATCCATGAAGGATGATGACGATGAAGAAGATATGAAAAAAGACGATGCGATGGAACATAAATATGTTGCTCGCAAAGGCGATGATGCCAAGAAGAAGCGTAAAGACGCTGAAGGCTCAAACCCTGTCGTTCATGGTCCTGCCGGCGAAATTAAGCCTGACGACGACGATGACATGAAAATGGACGATGACGAAGAAGAAGCAATGAAGGCTGACGAAGAGGAAGAAGCCAAAATGGCTGATGCCCAAGCCCATTGCGATAGCGTCATGGCCGCATTTGGCAAATCAGCTAGCCGCCCCTTGAAAGGCGAAAACCTGATGGCTTACCGTAAACGCCTGTTGCGTGGTTTGCAATCTTATTCTGATAGCTGGAAGTCTGTTGACCTCAAAGCAATCAAAGACAACGCCATGTTGGCTATTGCTGAAAAGCAAATCTTTGCTGACGCATTGGCTGCAAGCCGTAACCCCGGCGCTTACGCTGATGGTCAATTGATCGAANTGACTGAGCGTGACCGTTCTGGCCGCACCATCACCAAGTTNAAGGGCGATATGTCCGCATGGCTGAATGACTTTAAGTTGCCAGCAATGCGTGTTACCGCTTTCAACCTGCCTAACAANCAACGATAAGAGGTAAACCATGAGCGGTTCTATTGCTTTCAATCCAATGTTGACGACCAANGCTTCTGGTCTGTTCAACACCAACTCGGCTGGCTACACCCAAGGTGATGCCCTCGATGACCCCGCNATCAAGTTTGCGCTGGCTGGCGGTATCGTTTCATCTGCGGCTACTACTCCTTTGTGGGGCGGTCAACCAATTTCGGAAGATATCCCTGCCGCAGCTACGCAGCCCGGCACTAACATTTTGGGCTCTACCATTTTGTTAGCTACTAGCTTGGCTAACACCACTGGTATTACCGTGTTTAACCAAGCCTACGGCGGCGTTACCACTCCTACTAGCACTTGCCCTCAGTTTGCTGCTGGTTCTAGCGTTAACTTCTATCGTTTCGGCTCCGGCGCTCGTATTCCTCTGCGTATTAACCCCGCATTGGTTTCGTTGGATGGTGGCTTGATTACTCAGCAAGTTACTTGGGATTATTCTGCNCAATGGCTCACCACTTACGACAGCACCAACGCATTTCCTGTGCGTATCCTGTCCATCAGCACAACCGGCAATAAGACTGCCAGCTACAACAGTGGCACTGGCGCTTTGAACTGGATTTACACAGAAGCCTTGGCTGTGTGCCTGATCTAACCAACTAAAAAAGGAACACAATCATGTCCGCTTTTGCACCGTCATTCATTACCGCTAACCCCCACTTCATGATGCCTGAACTCATCATGCAGTACAGCTTGGCTTCTGGCGCTTTCACCACTTTGGCTGGTGAAAACCCAATGCCTCGTTTGGGCGAAAGCGATCTGTATGTTTATGCGAAAAAGATTCAGCTGACTACCCAAGTTCAAGCTAATCAATCGCAAGTAAACCAACTGCCTAGCGCATCGGTCATTCCTTCGATGATTAGCACCGCTACTTATCGTATGCAAACCCGTGCTCAGTACGATGGTTTCGATGAAGCTGCTACCTCGCACTGGGGTTATGCTTTGCCCGAAGCTATGCGTCTGGCCGCTCGTCAAGGTATCGCCCAACAACTGCGTAATGCTTTGTTGTACGGCTTTAACCCTGCCAACGGCGAAGGCTTGGTAAATACTTCCGGCGCTACTGCCGTTTCTTTGGGCGCTGACTCCAATGGAAACACTGGTTACAGCACTTGGGATTCCGGCCAACTGGCTCAGTTCTTGTTGAACTTGATCGGTTCTTTGAAGGTTCGCACCTTGCAAATCGGTCAGCCTCTGCGCTTGGTGTTCTTGGCTCCCCAACGCTTCATCAGCCAAATCTCCTACTCTGGCGTGGTTTCTTTGACCCAATTCCAACGTGTTGGTGCTGGTGTTGAAACCGCTGCTGGCTTGGTGGAAACCGTGGCTAAATGGGCGGGTGGTGATGACGTTAGCTTCGCTGCTGACGACACCCTGATCGGCCAAGGTTCTGGTGGCGCTGACGCTATCTTGTTGATCGCTCCTGAGCTCAAGATTCCTAAAGCCAACGCTAAGATTAACACCAACGTGTTTGCTCAATTGACGCCTAACCAAACTGCTACCTCTTTGATGTTGACGGACGTTTCGGCTCCTACCGAAATTCCTACTCCCATCCCAGATGGCGGCATTACTACTCTGTACACTATGCGTTCGACTTCTGGCTGGGGTATTCGTCCAGAAGCATTGACCGTCTTGTCTGCTGCTTATTGATTTTTAGTCAATGCCAAGAGAGCCCACTTCGGTGGGCTTTTTTGCGTCATAATATATTTTGCTCAAGTGATGCTGAGTGCATTTTTATGAGGGTCAGGGGCCAATCTCAAAAAGGTTGGCGCATCACCCCTGACCTTCACCCTAAAGGGAAAATCCATGCCAAAACTTTATATCGCAAATTGCTCTAAGCAAGAGTTCGATTTCACCTACATGCTGCCCGAGAATGTGCGCCCTTTTATGCACAAAATTCGTGCTGGTAGCCAGATTGAACTTAACCACAACCAAGATGAAACTGATCGAATCATTCAACAGCACTCGCTGTATGGGATGATGGAAGTTGGTAAAGTTAAAAAAGGCTTTGGCGGTCTTTGCTATCGTTTGGATAAACCAATTAGCGTCGAAGCAATCCAAAATGGTTTTACACAAACTGAACAAGAACAGATTGATCGTGCTTTGCAAGCCCGCACCGTCACCGCTGTGGTGCAAGACCAAAAGTTTAGCGAACTTGCCCAACAACGTGGTCTTACGCAAAAAGGCGCATTAGAAATTGAAGTAGTCGAAGAACCTCGTGGTCCCGCTGATACTTCTGAAGGTAAATTCAACGAAACGATTACTGTCGTGAAAGACGGTGGTCCCGCACCTCGCCGTGGTCGTGCCCGCAAGGTATAATCCGTAGTGCAAATGTTCATTTGCTCCTAAGGGTGATTTGCAGTTGCCCCTTTAGCCCCGTAACTGGGGCTTTCTTTTTTTTGGTTTGTGCCTACAATATGCGCCATGCCAGATACAACGCCAACACTTGCTGGGTTTACGACTTGGGTTTATGCCGTGATGGGCATCCCCCTTGCGGCGCTTCCTAATAATGACCCCGGCATCGCTACGGCATATGATTTTGCTATTGAGATGATTCCACCTTGGATGTCTAATCTCAGCCCTGTTATCTATACAGCAACCGTATATAACTGGGGCGGCAGTCAGCTCTTGCAGTGGCAACAAGACCAATCTGGTCAAACTTATTTCGCTACCGCACGGCAAGCCTATGGCATCAATAACTTTGTTGCTGGCGTAGTATCCTCTGCCTCTGATTCAAGCACCAGCGAATCGTTGCAAATCGGTGATGGCTTATCTAACTTGGATTTGGTCAGCCTTCAGCGTATCAAAGACCCTTATGGTCGCCAAGCGATTGCATATTTGCAGCAACTTGGCACGGTTTGGGGGCTTACTTGAAAATCCACCTTGGCGTTATCGATGTGCCAGAACCCAATGGGGTATCGTCATTTGATGTTGCCAACATTTTGGAAGATAAATATGGGTTATTTAGCAACTTCGTTGAATACGGTCTTGACGATCTGGACAAAATTCTGGCAAAAAGTGCAGACGATGCCTTGGCTAGCCTCATGGCAGGTGCGCCCAATGTTGACCCGTTTGCGGACGCAATGCAAGACATTGAGCACTTATTTAAAGAAGATTACCTCTCGCAACAAGGCGTAGAGCGTATTGGTATTAAAGGCGTACCTACTAAAGCTGCGCTAGAGGGCAAGAGCCTTCGATTCAAACAGAAAAAAGGACCACGCCGCCCTTCTTTTATTGATTCCGGCGTTTTGCAATCCAGCTTTAAGGCTTGGACTGAATAATGGCAACAGTATCCGAAACCACTGGTGCACCGCAAGAGCTGGCTTCGGGCTTACAGCTTGGCACGACCACAATCAGCGCCAATCAAACGCTGACTTTTGTGCTTTACAAAAGACTGGTTCTGCCAATTGACGGTTATGTGTTTTGGGTCAATGCTAAATCGCTTACAAAGAAGTCAGCGCAATACGATCTTTCTTCGTTTGACACCACCCCATTAAATGCGCCAACTCCCAAAGGAACAGCGCCTCAAACCTTCAACCAACTTGGCAGCTTGCATTATTCGCAAGAAATATACCAAGAAGAAGACAGCACTTATACAAAGCAATCGGCTCTGTTCACTTCGCTGAATCAGGTAACGCAATTTGCCGCTCTAGCGCCAAGTGAGATGTATATCACCACTTTGCCAAACGGAACATTGATTGCTTTCAATGGGCAGTCTGGCCGTTATACGCAAGCTGGTCTTTGGCATTACAACGGCAGAGCTTTGTATAGCACCGAATTTACTCAGGTCATACAAAGTCCGCAGCAAATCAATCCACAGCTGCAAATCGTCAGCAATAGCTTGCCAATATGGTTATCCATGAGCAGCAGCAACTTGCCCATTTATCCGAGCTTCTTGTCTGCGCTTAACATTTACCCGCCTTATGTAACCGTAGACATTACGGAGACTTCGGCCATTGGACAATCGCCGTTTTATGGCCCATCGTCAAGCCAAAGTCAATTGGTGTCCGAGAAAGTCAAATTTACTTTTTACGGCACAAACAATGATGCGGTGCTGGACTTCCAGACAATGCTATTGAACAATTCATTGCCCGATGATTCGGCCTACGGCATCCAAAACATGCCTGTGCCAATTGACGATAAAAAAGTTCAATCAGAGTTCCAAATCATTGCTCAGAAAAAGACGATGATTTTGCAAGTCAATTACTATCAAGCAAGATCAAGAAACATTGCTCGACAGCTAATTGAACATGCAGGAATCACTATTACGCCGGAGTCTTTGACATAAGCGTAATAAGCCCTAAAATCCCTATACCTAACCCTCAACTGGAGTTCAATCATGTCCCAAGGCCCACTCGCAGCAACAGTAGCCGTTTATAACAACGGCACAGCTTCCGTTCAAAAACCCGCACAACTTGACGTTGCAAGCAATCTGATCGTTGGTAAAGGTCTGAAGACCGCCAAGAATCTGAGCGCCAGCACTGTGGTTAAAGCTACCGCTGGCCGTGTTGCCCGTGTGAGCGTAATTGTTGCTGGTAGCGGCGCTGGCACTATCAATGATGTTGCCACTACTGGCGGCGCAGCTACTGCCAACGAAATCGCCTCTATTCCTAACACTCTCGGCGTTTACGACATTGATATGCCCTGCACTACCGGCATCGTGTTTGTGCCCGGCTCTGGCATGACAGCTGTCGTGTCTTACTCGTAATTTTTACTAGGGGGCTTTCATGCCAAATATCGTCACTGTATCGGTGAGCCAACAGGTGGCATCTGCCCCTTCAACTCTCCAACGAACTGGCGCTTTGATTTCTCAAGGCGCTACTACGTTATCCGTAGATGGAACGCAATTACTGACGCAAGCCAGTGATTTGGCTACCATCATCAAAACTCCAATCGCAATTACTGGTTTAAGCTGGAGCGGCGGTACTGTTACTGTTACCACTGCTTCTGCTCACACTATTCCTGCCGGTGACACTGTGCTTGGCGTGATTGCTGGCGCTTCGCCAACAAACTACGATGGCACTTTTGCTTGCACTTATGTAAGCCCTACTTCGTTTACATATCCTCTGGCATCAAACCCTGGCACTGAAACAACTCTGGGCACGTTTGAACTTTATTCTGTGGCCGAACTGCAAGCAATGGTTAACACCTTCTTTGCTCAAGGTTCAAGCCAAGGCGTGTATGTGCTTGAGTTGGGCACTGGTACTGCTGCTCAAGGCGTTACAGCTTTGACCAGCTATTTAACCAACCCCACCATTAAGTTTTACTCTTACTTGTTTCCCAAAGTTTGGGATGTTGAATCGACCGCTGCCACCTTGGTTAGTCAATATGATTCAACTACGGCTCAAACGTATTTCTTTGTTACTACTACAACCTCGACTTATACGAGTTGGACTAACAAGAAAAGCGTGTTTGCAATGTTGCAAAGTCCTAGCGCACCTTCTACGGAATTTAGCGCAGCGGCTGTGTTTAATGCCACTTTGTCCTATAACCCTAGCTCCTCCAATTTGGCATCGCCCTTGGCGTTTACCTACTTGTATGGTGTAACTCCTTATGTTTTGAGCAATGCAGTTCAAACCACCATGAAAACTAATGGTGTGAACTGGGTTTCTACTGGCGCACAAGGCGGCATTAACCTTGAGTTGGTTGTTTGGGGCACGACAATGGATTTGAATCCTTGGAATTATTGGTATTCCGTGGATTGGATTTCCATCAATGTGGCTCTCTATTTGTCTGGCGCAGTTATCAATGGCTCTAACAATCCGACCAACCCCCTGTATTACAACCAAGCCGGTATCAACACGTTGCAGAAAGTGGCTCAAGCCACCGTCAACAACGGTATCAGTTTTGGCTTGATTTTGTCGCCCGCTACTGTGAATGCTGTTCCTTTTAGCACTTATGTGCAGCAAAACCCAAGCGACTACTCAACCGGAACATACAACGGTTTGTCTTGCACTTTTGTTCCGTTGCGTGGGTTCGAGTCGATCACGATTTACCTTACCGCCTCGAACATTCCCACCTAAGGAGAAGAATAAATGGCTTCAAATCCTCAAATCTTTCAAGGCACACTCAACCGGCTCCGTGGGTCGGTGGTGTTTGCCGATTACCCACAGCTGCAAGTCACTTCGTCCTATTTGGCAAAAGAAGCTATTTCCATCGCATTCGATGGTGATACCTCTTTGTTGATTGGCACATTGACCGGCGCTGTGACTTCGCCTGAACCCTACACCTACGGCACTGTGACCATTCACTTGCTGCGGACGCAGATTCTGGCAGACCTATTCAAGCAACAAATTGAAACCGATACCACTATGGGTTCTGTGAACATCATTGGTGATTCGGCCACTTTGAGCAACTTCCAACTTGAGAACTGTATTCTCATGTCGTTGCAAGAAATCACGTTTGATGGCAATCAGGCTGGTCTGATTGTCCGTCTGCGTGGTGTCTACAACATCAATGCTACTTTGTTTGCTGCCGCTTAATATCATTCAGCGGTAAACTATAAGCCTCAAGGGAATTCTCTCTTGGGGCTTTTTAACTGGAGTGATGCCCAATGCGTATCGACAAGAATTTAAACTTTACTTTTCC